AAGAGTCTTTATATGCTGGGAGATTAGCAGGTATATATGTTAATATAGGTTTTATATCTAAAACATTAGCATCACTATCCCCTGATGAAGAAATGAAAATATCTATTTTAGATTTTTTAAACGATATAATAAAGGGTATTACTCAATCTTTAGGTGGGTTTAATAAAATTACAATAAAACGTACTATAGAGGGGGAATTACAATTTATAGAAGATATTCCTCAAAGTTTAAATGATAACAAATCATTAAGACCTTTTGCAAAATTTAATGTATTTGGTGTTAAGCCTGGGGTTGAAGGTAGTTTTATAAAAAACATAAATTTAACTGCTGATTTAGGTGCTGATTTTGCTACTATGATTTCAATTGGAGCCCAAAGTAATGGAAACCAACTTTCAGGTAATGCTTTATCATTTTCAACTTATAATTTAGGGTTAAGAGATAGAATTGTTCCTCAAAAATCTTCATATACTCCTAAATTAACTAATACTAGTGATGATAATGAGGAACAAAGTGTTACAATACAAAGTAATTTTCAAAAAATTGAAGATGGTACAAGTAGTAATTTAATATCAAGTATTTATAATGCTAAAAATTTTATAAATAACGATATCTCTGCTTTAAAATCTTTAAATTCTACCCATGCTGATTTAATAGTTGGAAAAATATCCCAACCCTCAGAAGGTCAACAAATACAAGCACCCTTTTTCTTACCATTTAACTTTTCATTAGAAATGGAAGGGTTATCGGGGATGAAGTTATATCAAAAATTTAAAATTAGTGATGAAGTTCTACCTCCTTCATATGAAAACGATGGAGTAGACATACAAATTAAGGGTATTAACCATTCAATTGATGCTACATCCTGGACAACTAAATTAGACACCCAATCAGTCCCAGCATTTAAGACAGAAAATATAACCCAACATGAACCTTACCCACTAGGTGCACCTTCAGCAGTACTTGCAGGTAGAGGTGCGGCATTAGCTCTATCTAATGCTGAACCCCCTGCATCTTTAAATCCAGATAGTGTTGAAAGATTTGAAGCCATGAAAAAATCTTACAATGGGGTGTTTAGTAGAGATGGAGCAGTAAGTGGTATGTGTGCTCAATGGACTTATAACCTAGCAAAGAATTATGTAAGCTTTTTAAATGGGGGAGAATTAAGCAATCCTAAAGTAGCTGCTGGGGGGAACGCCAATAATAATAAACGATATTTTCAAAATCTAGTAAAATTAGGATATAGTCAAACTACGTCTGTAGTATCAAAAGCCGATGTAATTAGTAAATTAGCCACTACTACTTGGGGATATGGAGATGTTGTTGTTTATTATTGTAATAATGGTCCTGTAGGTGAATCTCATCAAAAATACGGACATACCCAAATTTATGTAGGAGAAATAAATTCAGTAGGGTGGTCAACCTCAACACAATTAAATTATGGTACAGCTATGGTTTATTCTAGTAGAGTTGGAGATAATTGGACATATATAGTATTTAGAGCACCTTCAGGAACACCATCTGCTCCATCATTTATTACACCACCATCAACAGGAACATTACCATCTGACAATACTTCAGTAACAATCCCACTTGCACCATGACTTATATACCTAAAAATAAAATTTCAACCAATCTATACTCTCGAAATAATGATTTAGTATATAAATCTAATCAGAAGAAATATACTGGATATTATTACAAAACTTATACAGGTCAATACTTTACAGGAAAAAATCCTGATGATGGAGTTAATGATGAATTAGTTAGAGTACTTCCTACAGACACAGATTATAATCGAAATAGTCTCCAATCTAAAATAGCGTTTACAGATGCACCTACTATATTTGATTCATTAGATACCCCAGGATATTCTGAAGAGATGATTATTAATTATACGACACTAAAAGGTATTAGTTTAAATGAGTCAACATACAAACATCTTCCAACTTCATATTATCCAAAACCAACTGAAGATGATTATAATCTAGGGGTATTTACAAGATATTTTTGTGTTAAAGTAAATGAAAATATTTACCTTGAAATTAGTAAAGATACCTATGATGCTTTAAGTAAGAAAAAGGGGGAATGGATGTGGCAATTATATACACCCTTTCAATTTTTATGGACTATTTCGGGAGAAGAAAAAGAAATAAAAAAAACAAATTATAATATGACCCTTATACAAGAAAAAAGATTAAAACGAAGGGGTCTTACACAATTTTTAAAAAATAATTACTTAAAATTCTACCCATCTCCTTATACTGCTGAAGATATGATGCCCCCTACAACTGATATTCCTATCAAAGAATATAAACCTAGTCTAAAAGATTTATTTAAAATTATTAAATCTAATGGTGATCCTAGATTGCTTAAAGAAATGGAAGATAAAAAAACTGCTATTCCAACTGTTACTTCATCAATTGGAAATCCACTTACGAATATATAAGCAGTATTTGATTCTAATTGTAAAAACAAAAAGTCTAACTAAGTTTGGATATCTAATATTTTCACATTATATTAATGCAAAACAAAAGTTATGTATTGGTTGATTGAAAATCAAAATCAATTAGAAGAGTTATATAGTAGTGATTTAGAAGAGGCGTTCATTGAAATAATTCCATATTCAAATGGAATCCACCCTGTAGAAAACCAAATATGTGCCGTTTATATAAGGCCATTAAATTCAACTAAAGGCTACATTGCGTCTATTTCCCATAGTGAAACGCTATCGCTTAATATACGCGAAGTAAAGCGCCTAATAAACAAATTTAAACGCATATATGTTAGAGATAAGAAAGAATTCTTACATTATTTTATTCTCCAAAATCTTTATGACATAACACTTCAACAACCTACGTATATACCAGAATACACACAAACTCATAGTTGGTTCTACAACAAATATAAAGATAAAAAAGATATAAACCGCATTATTCCGATTGTAAAACATTATGAATATTGTGAAAAAACATTTAATAACCTAAAAAATAGAATTGATGAACCAATCAATGAGTTTTACAATAACAAAGCCACAGTGGTATTCAACGCCATTGAAAGAAGTGGCATACAAGTTGACAGAGAAAAATTTGAATCGCGTTTTCACTTACTCGATTCCGATACCGTCTACAGCCAATTTAACTTCAAGACACTTACAACAAGACCTTCAAACCGATTTAAAGGAGTAAATTATGCAGCAATTAATAAAACCAACGGAGACAGACAGTGTTTTATCCCGAGTAATGATTTGTTGTTTGAATTGGATATTAGTGCTTATCATCCAACTCTTTTGGCTAATCTTATCGGTTACGATTTTTGTGGAAGAGACATTCACCAAGCGTTTGCCGAAATGTATCAAGTGGATTACAAGAAAGCTAAGGAATTAACGTTTAAACAACTATACGGAGGAGTATTTGATCAATATAAGGATCTGGAATTCTTTAAAAAAGTTCAAGTATATACTGACGATATGTGGGCTCGTTTTCAAAATGAGGGTTTTGTTGAGTGTCCTATTTCGAAATACATTTATAGAAATGATGTGTTGGAAGATATGAAACCACAAAAGTTGTTAAATTATGTGTTGCAAAATTTGGAAACCGCTACTAACGTTCGTATCTTGTGGGAAATATTTAAGGTATTGAGAGGTAAAAACACTAAGTTGATATTATACACTTACGATTCGTTTTTATTTGATTTAGACAATAGTGAAAGAGAGTTATTAAAAGAAGTTATAAAAATATTTAAAAAATATAAATTACAAGTAAAACACAGTTATGGAGACACCTACGATTTTGGAGAATAATGTTAATATGTATAAAGTAGACGATTTTATAGACTTTTCTACATTTAATATACGCGATTTGAATAATAAACTATTTTGTACCTTTACCACGCTTGAGGGGTTAGATGATTTGATTGATGGGATTACATCTAAATACAAGGTGATGTACAATAAAATATTTGTATTACACGTGAAGAGCAATGATGAGTACGTTTGTACTTACAACATTGACCAGGGTAATATTTCTGAGATACCATCTAATACCATTTTGGTTCACCGTAAAAAGGACTCCAATACATTATATACGATTAATGCTCTAAATGAGTTAATTAAGCGTTTAAATGGTGGAGTTGTTGATACTAGATTTCCAATTGAATGGCAACACTATAAAAATACAATCTTGTTAACTCAGCATGATGAGCTGAAACAGTTAAAAACAAAGATTTACAAAATAATTGAACTTTAGTTTGGATACCCAAATTATTGTTCGTATATTAAGTTATAAATAAAAAATTAGTTATATTATGGATTTAAACGTTATTAAACAACGCTTGGAGTCACTGAACAAGCAAAAAACAAACAACAGTGGTGGAAGTAGTAAGAATCTCTTCTGGAAACCTTCAGTAGGTAAACAATTAATTCGTGTTGTACCTTCTAAGTATAATAAAGCAAACCCATTTACGGAAATGATGTTTTACTACGGAATTGGTAGTAAAAGAGTTATGGCATCACCTCAAAACTGGGGAGATAAAGATCCAATTATGGAATTTGCTAAACAACTTAGAGGAACCAATGACCGAGAAAATTGGAGACTAGCTAAAAAGCTTGATGCTAAAGTTCGTATTTTTGCTCCTGTTATAGTAAGAGGACAAGAAGACGAAGGTGTTAAACTATGGCAATTTGGTCAACAAGTTTATCAAGAATTTTTAAATATGGCTGCTGATGATGAAATTGGTGATTTCACTGATAT